GCTCGCAGGAACCGGACGACACCGAACAGCTCGCGCGGGACTGGTGCGAGCGCAACGCGGTCCCGATTGTTTTCTCGGACTACCGCAACGGGGTCACTGCGCAGGCGTGGCGGCACGTCGATTCGTTCGCGAGGGCTCGCAACCAGGCCTTCGCTCAAGGCACCGGCGATTGGCTTGTTTGGGCGGACTGCGACGACGTGCTGACCGACGCGGCGGATCTCCGCGAGAGGCTCAAGAAACTCACGGAGGACGTGCTCATGCTCCGATGTCCCTATGACGTTCGCGGGACCGGCAAGAAATTGCAGCGGGAGCGAATCATTCGGCGCTCGGCGTTTGCGGCCGGCCGCGTCTGGCACCACGACGTGCACGAAAACCTGCTATTGCTGCCGAACGATCTGCACAACGAGTGGACGGTGCCGGTCTGGCGGCATCAGCCCGTCGCGATCAAGCAATCGAACCGCAAGCGCAACCTAGCAATTCTCGGGCGCAGCGTGGCGGAGTCGGCCACCCAGTATTTCTACATCCACCAAGAGCACTACTGCGCGGGCAACAAGACCGCCGCCGAGCAGTTCGGCCGCATCGCGCTTTCGTTCCCGAACCTCGACGACTCGTTCCGCTACGAGGTGCAGCTTAACCTCGCGCGGCTCGTGGCGTCACGGCGCGAGGCGATGAGCTTTGCGATGGGCGCGCACGGCGTGTTCCCGTGGTGCCGAGAGGCCATCGCTTCGGTCATCATGCTGGCCTTCGAGCGCAACGACGGGCGGCGCGCGAGCTTCTGGGCTGAGCGGATGATGTCACTACCGGAGCCAGCCGAGAAGGACCGGCCATGGACGCACGAAGTGAAGTGGTACGGCTGGGCCGGTCTCGATCTCGCCGCCAGGTCTTACCGGCTCGCCGACAAGCCGAGCAAGGCCGATGGGCTCCAATGGGCTTTTCACCGGTATGAGAAACCGGCGATCCGACTCACCCAAAAAACCCTCGGCGACTCGACCCGCTCGGTGTCCTTTCGTGAAGCGTGGCTCGCGACGGCAGCGCAGCCCGAAACCGTCGAGCACGTTTTCCTCGTGCGCGCCGACGACAAGGAAACGATGGCGATGTCGAAGCAGTTCATCCACGACGTGGGGCAGCCGCGGGCGGTGGAGCGCGCCATGATCTCGGTGCACATAGAGGACGGCATGGTGCCGCCTCACGACTGGGACAAGCTCGTCATCGCCAGCGGCGTGACGCTGATCGACGCGGAGAACATCAAGGAAATCCTCGCAGCGAAGAAGCCGTGAGCACGCCCGCAATCATCGTTTGCACGGTCAACGGCGCGTGTCTCGACGTGATGACGGCATCGCTCAACGCCTACGTTCCGCGCGACGTGGAGAGGTATGTGCATCACAAGGTCGGGAATAACTTCGGTGAAGCCTACAACTTTGCGGCGCGCGAAGCCTTCAAGCGCCATGACGAGATTCTGGTGTGCAACGATGACATCGTCTTCACCCCGACAACGTGGGCCGTGCTTCTCGCGGACGTCACGAAGCTGCGCAAGGTCGTGCCTGATCTCGGCTACGTCGCGACGCGCTCGGACTACGCGCGAGGCGAGCAGAACGTGCGCAGCGGGCGCGGCAAGATCGACTTCCTCCGCTACGAGTCTGAGCGGCACATCGTGGAAACGCCGGTCATCGCGCCGATCTGCGCATGGATTCACCGCGATTCTTGGGTGGATTTCCCGCCGATAAATTGGTTCTCGGACGACGTGCAATGCGCGGACATGAAGCGGCGGCACTTCATCTCGCGGGCCTACGTGCACCACGTCGGCTCGCAGACCTGCGGGCAGGACGCACAGCGATGCTACGAGGACGCGGAGCCGTGGCTCCTCGCGAACCGGCCGGAGCTGCACGCGCGGTTTTATTTTACAGGCGGCGCATAGGTATGGCAGCAGTCCGCGACTTCGACCCAACACAAATCAACAGCGACTTCTCGGCGATCCTCGCTCAGGCGGGCATCTCGTTCACGTATCAGGGCGTGAGCGTTACCGGCGTCTGGTCATCCTCGCGCGACGCGTTCTCGGAGTTCGAGGACCAGCGGCGAGCTGACAGCAAGTTCACGGTCTTCCTTTTGACGTCGAGCGTCAGTGCCACGCCGCAGGTGACTCAGACGCTTTCGCGGGCGAGCATTACCTATTTCATCGAGCGCGTGACCTTGGACGCCGAGGGCGCGGGCTGCGAAATCGAAGTCTGCAAAGCGATATGATCGACATCGAAACCAGTTTCTCGCGGCTTGACTATCAGCTCACGCGGCTCGCGCTTGCGGCAAAAGTGGACCTCGGGCTGGTCATCAAAGAGGAAGCCAAATACGCAATTCAAACCATCGTGAAATTCACGCCGCCGAAAAGCAAGCAGCAGGGCGCAAACGCGGTGCGAGCGGATTTCAGCAGACTCGCGGAACCTTTGGTTTATCAGAACCTGCAAGCGAAGGCGACCGAGGGCGGATTCTACAAGTCCATGGCGCGATATGTTCGCAATCGCGACGTGGAGAAAATGCGCGCGCTGCTTAGGAACCCAAACCTCTCGCACTATTACGGCAGGCCGTTGCTTGAGAGCGAAGACGCGGTCAAGAAATACCACAAAGACCAGCGAAACAATCGCGGCAGAATCAGAGGCAAGCCGCGAGTGCTCGCGTTCGGATCGGATTTTCGACGTGTTCTAAAGACGATGGAAGACCGCGTCGGCTGGACGGTCTCGGGCTGGAACGCATCGGCTAAAGTAACCGGCGCGCGCTACAAGAAGTTCAGCGACAAACTGAAACCGCAGGCAGGCGGCAACAAACTTTTCGGCTCGGTCCAATCGAGCTTCGGGCCGCAGCCATTCATCAAGGCGACGGCGCACAACGTGAAGATTCCAAACTACCAGCGAATGATCGACGGCGCAATCAATTCACGCATCAGAACCACGACGAAGAAAGTTGCCGCCGTCCTCGCCAACCGCGCCGTCAACCTCGGCTTCACCCGCGTCGGCGGAGCAATGGCAATAAAAACAGCAGCCGCATGAGTACACGCACAAACATCCGCACCGCGACAGCTAACGCACTCACCAGCGCGCTTGTCGTTCCGACCGCCAACATCCTCAAAGGCAGGAACAACACGATCGCAAGCATCAGCTTTCCTGCCGCCGCGGTTTATGCCGTCAGCGAGCAGATCGAGGTGCGCACGCTCGGTCCGAGCAACCGCACGCAATACCGGCAGTTGCAGCTCATCGTGGACTACTTCACGGCCGAGAGCGGGACATATTTAATCGACGATCTTTTCGACACCGGCAGCGCAGCGGTGGAGGCCGCCGTGCTCGCTGACGTGACGCTCGGCGGGCAATGCCGCGACCTTCATTTGACGAGTGTGGACTATGTGATCGAGCCCGATGAAGAACGGCGCTGGGGCACGGCTCGGCACACTTTCAACTGCATCTATTTAACCACCGACTAACATGGCAAACCATCTCGGCCGCGAAGGCCTCGTCAAAATCTCTAGCACCACCATCGGCGAGCTCCGCAACTATGCGCTCAGCCACTCCTCGGACACCGTGGAGGATTCCGTCATCGGCGACACCTACCGCACGCGGCTCGCGACGATGAAAACGTGGTCCGCCTCTGGCGATCTTTACTGGGACGAGACGAACGCCGGCCAGCTCCTGATCACCATCGGTAGCTCGGTCACGCTCAACCTTTACCCGGAGGGCTCCGACAGCGGCGACACCTACTATTCCGGCTCCGCCATCGTGACCAAGTTCGATGTCAGCGCCAGCTTCGACGGTATCGTCGAGGGCTCCATCGCCTTCGAAGGAAACGGCGCGCTGAGCACGTTGACCGTCTAATTTCAGAGCAGAAAACACACACACAACACATGGAAGCAATCGACCTGGTAAGAGAACACTTCGCCTCACTCGGCACGCGCAAGATCGACGTGCCAGAGTGGAAGCTCGTCATCTACGCAACGCCGGTAACGCTCGGGGAGAAGAATCGGCTCTATCGTCGCAGCAAGGACAACGACATGGAGCTGCTGGTGGACATCCTGATCATGAAGGCTACTGACGAGCACGGAGCGAAGCTCTTCACGCTCGAGCACAAGCCGACGCTGCTGAACAAGGCCGACAGCAACGTCGTCGGGCGCGTCGCCAACGCTATCCTGGCTGATCGCGCTCCGGGAGTTGAGGACCTAAAAAACTGATTCACGGCGGGGATGCCGCCGACTTCCTCGCCGTGTATGCTCTCGCAGATCGTCTCGGCAAATTCGCAAGCGAAGTTCTCGCCATGCCGGCGCAGGAATTGAACGGCTGGCTTGTTTACATCGAACATCAAAACCGCAAATTGAAACATCATGGCTGAAGCTACATTCACATTGCGGGCGGTTGACGCGACGAAGGCGGCGTTTGCTGCGGTGCAAAACTCGCTCGGCAAGTTGGAGAAATCCGCGCAGGGACTTTCCAAGATAACCAAGCTGGCGTTCGGCGGCGAAGCAGTAATGGGTGCTCTGAACATGATGAAGCAGCGGCTCGACAAGGTCGCGACCGCTGGCGAAGAAGTAGGGTTCAGCGATGAGCAAATTGTGGCAGCGATGAAGATGCAGAATCTCGTCGATGGAACGCTCAACTTGTTCATGAAGCTGCCGCTGGCTCTCGCGCAAGTTGGCATCAGTATCAGCAACGCTTTCAGCCCATTAACCGAGGGTGAAATCAAGCAAAGGCTCGATGATTTACGGGCGGAAAAGTTCAAGAAGGAGCTGCAAGCATCTGGCGAAACGCTGTCCGAATTGAAGAAAGACTTCGACCAGATAGGAATGTCTCAGGAACAACTTACTGAGGCGAAAAGAAATCTTGCTGCAACGCTCGGGAATGAACTCGCAGCGATGCGCGGGAAAGGCGATCCGGTTGCTACCGCAAAAAAAGAAATCGATCTTCAAAGGGTTCTCAATGATTTGAAAAAGGATGATACTACGGAGACGCAAAAACTAAACGATCTCGAAAAACAAGCGGGTGCTCTTCGTGCTCAAAGCATGCCGCAAGAACTCAAGCAAATGCAGCTAAAGCTAGCGGCCGACAAAGAGCGTTTGAGCGCACTTACATTTGGAGCTAAAGAAGTGAAACCTTTCGGCTTAGATATGAAGGCCGAAGAGAAAACAACGGCGCAGAAAATCAAAGACCAGGAGGAGATCATTCGGCTGTTGCAGCAAGTCTCAGCCGAAGAGGAGAAAATTAACGCACTTATGAAGGAGCAGAACAGGCTCTTCGACGAAGCCGGTCAAATTCTCGCCACCGGCTTTGAAGACGCGATTCTCTCTGGTCAAAAACTGAGCGAGGTGCTTCGCGCAATCGGTCAAGACTTGGTCCGGCTCGTATTCAGCAACATGGTAACGCAGCCGCTAGCGAAGGGGATCGGGACATTCCTGTCTGGTATGCGCGCCGAGGGCGGACCCGTCAACGCGGGCGGGTCTTACATGGTCGGCGAAAAAGGCCCAGAGCTTTTCGTCCCAGGCTCCTCCGGCAGCATCATCCCCAACGGCGCAACGACCGGCGGCGGCAGGTCCGGCCCGTCGGTCAATGTGACCTACAACATCGCATCGGGCGTCTCCCGCGCCGATCTCGTGCCGATCCTGGAGCAAGAGCGCAAGCGCCTCAAGGCCGAGATTCCCGACATGGTGCGGCGCGGGGGCTCTTATCGTTCGGCGTTCGCTTAATCGTCATGGCAATTTCCTATCCACTAACACCGCCTGCGGGCATCCGCATCTCGTCCTTGCGTTTCTCGGCCATCAGCGCGGTCGCCCGCAACATCTCGCCGTTTACCTTTTCGAGCCAGTCTTACAACTGGACCGGCACGATGTTGAGCGGCGACGTCGAGTGTCCGCCGATGAACCGCGCTGACGCCGAGGAGTTAATCGGCTTTCTGATTATGGCAGCGCGCGGCACGTTTTACTTCCGCGACTACGCAAACGGCACACAGCGCGGGACGATGTCGAGCAACCCCGAGCTCGACGGCGCACACGCGGCCAACACGACCACCATCACGATTGACGGTGGCTCTGGCTCGTGGGCCGTTGGCGATTACATCCAGCTCGGAACCGGCAGCAGCTCGAAGCTGCACAAAATCACGAAGGTGAACACGGCGACCTCCTACGAAATCTTTCCGCTCCTGCGCACCGCCTACCCCGACAACACGGCAATCGTTTACAGTAACGCCGTCGGCGTATTCCGCCTCGGGACCACGACGTGCGATTGGTCAATCGACACGGCGAAAAAGTACGGGCTGAACTTCTCAATCTTCGAGGCGATCAACACATGAGCCGCACGATTCCCGCTCCTTTGCTCGCCTCGACAACGGCGGCGCAGCTCAATCCATTCTTCGCTACGTCGCTGGATTTCGACGCGGGCTCGGTGCGCTACTGGACCGGCTACGGCACGATTACGATCGGCAGCGTGACATATGCGGGGCTCGGTGCGTTCTCCTCGATCTCGACCATCGAGGAAACGGAAGACCTCTCGGCGCGCGGGCTCACGATCGACCTGACGGGGGTGCCGAACGATCTCGTCGCGGCGGCGCTCGATGAACCCTACCAAGGCCGGACGGCGGCGGTGCGATTCGGGACGCTCAACGCGGACACGGGCGCGGTCATCGACTCCATCACGGTCTTCTCGGGGCGGATGGACACGATGGTGATTTCCAACGACGGGAAACAGGCGACCATCGGCATCGCCGTCGAAAGCAAGCTAGTCGATTTCCAACGCACACGGGAAAGCCGCTACACGCACGAGGAACAGCTTCGCAGATACCCAGCCGACACGGGGCTCGAATACGTCGCGGGATTGCAGGACAAGGTGATTTACTGGGGCAACGCGAACGCGACGGCGTTCCGCACGGGCGGAAGAGATGAACCCTTAAACGAAGAACCATAATGTTCGAAGCCTTTGTATTGTTCGCGAAATTCGTCGGGACCCTCCTTCTAGAAGCTGGGGTTTCGACCGCGATCGTGAATGTAGTTGTCGCAGCGATACCCTACATTGTCACGATCGGGCTGAGCATGGCCGCATCGCGTCTCCTCGCGCCGAAGATGCCGTCGATGAGCGATCTCAACGATCGCGGAATCATGACGCGAAGCCCGACCTCGCCGCGCCAAATAATTTACGGGCAAGCGAAGGTTTCCGGCACCGTGGTTTTCCTCGCGACGAGCGGAGTGAAGAACGAGTATCTGCATATCGTCGTCACTCTTGCTGGCCACGAGGTGCAGGAAATCGGCGAGGTGTATTTCAACGAAGACCTCGTGCTCACCGGCAGCGGCGACGGCTACGCAACGGGCAAATACGCAGCGTCAGGAAGCTACACCGGCTCGCTGATTCACAAGCATCTCGGCTCGACCACGCAGACGGTGGACACCGTCTTGTCCGACGACATGGGTGGAGTATCAGGCGTGGGCGGGAGCTGGGATTCTGACCATAGGCTGCGCGGCATCGCCTACATCTATTGCAAGCTCACGTTCTCGAACGAGATTTTCGTCGGCGGAATCCCGAACATTTCGTGCGTGGTAAAGGGCAAGAAGGTTTACAATCCGAGCACGCTCGCAACCGCTTACAGCGCAAACCCCGCGCTCTGCTTGCGTGACTACCTGCTCGACGCCGATCTCGGCATGGGCATGGACGCGAGCGAGATTGACGACACTTCGGTTATCGCGGCGGCTAACATCTGCGACGGGCAAGTCGAGATCAAGCCGGTGACTAGTCCAGCGACCTACGAAAACCGCTACGAGTGCAACGGGCAGGCCGTGACGTCCTCGACGCCCGACTCGATCATCGGTCAAATCCTCTCTGCGATGGGAGGGACGATCGCTTACAGCGGCGGGCAGGTCGTGGTGTATGCGGCAGCGTATCGCTCGCCAACGGTCACGCTTGACGAGACCAACATGGCCGGTGGCTTCACGGTCTCGACTCGCCTGAGCGCGCGCGACCGCGTCAACGCAGTCAAGGGCACGTTCATCTCATCCGAGAATCAATGGGCGGCAGCGGACTTCCCGCAGATCACCAGCGCGACCTACTTGGCCGACGACGATGGAATCTATCACTGGCGCGACGTCATCCTGCCATTCACCACGAGCAGCAGCGCGGCGCAGCGCATCGCACGCATCAACCTGCGACAAGCGCGCGAGGAAATCATCTTCACCGCGAAGTTCAACCTGACCGCGATGCAGTTGCGCGCGGGCGACACGGTCATGCTGACCAACGCAAACCTCGGCTTCTCGTCGAAGGTGTTCGAGGTGATCGCGTGGTCTCTCTCAAGCCAAGGCACGCCGCCGACTCCGGTGATCGAGTTGCAACTACGCGAAACGGCTTCGACGGTTTATGATTGGGACGTGGCGGACGAAGTCGCGGTTGAGAGCGCACCGAACACGACGCTGCCAAATCCGTTCTCAATCGACCCGCCCACGAATCTCACGCTGACGGCGGACGGAACGACGCAGTTCATCCAAGCCGACGGCACCGTGGTTCCACGCATCAAAGTGGCATGGAGCGCACCGACTGAGCAGTTCGTGACGAGCGGTGGAAAGACCGTCATCGAATACAAGGAGGGCACGGCGACGACGTATCTGACATGGGCGACGGTGGACGGCGACCAAACACTAGACTTCATTTCGAGCGACGTGCGCATCGGCACGAGCTACAACGTGCGGCTCTACGCGCAGAGCTTCTTTAACACGTCCTCGACTTACACGGCGGTGTCCACGACGACGCCGATCAAAGACACTGTCGCCCCCAGCATCCCTACCGGCCTCAGCGCCGTAGTCGGCACGGGCCGCGCGGTCTCGCTCGACTGGAACGACAACACCGAGCCCGACTTTTCGGAATACGGCATTTACCGAAGGACGACCGCAGTGACTCCCGAGACCTCGATCACAAGCAAGATCGCTGAGGTGCGCGCGTCGCGATTCGTGGACACCGATGTCACGATCGGGACGACGTATTATTATTGGATCAACGCTTACGACAGCGTCGAGAACGTGTCCACTTTTGCGCCATACGTGCAGGCGACGCCGGTCGTGATTACGGCGGGGCCTATTGACTCGACGCCTCCTAGCACGCCAAACGCGCCGACATTCGTTTCGGAATCAACTTACCTTTCCAGCGACGGCGGGACATTCGCGAAGATCACTGTCGCCGCTCCTGCGCTTCCTACGGGCGCGCGGGTGAACCAGGTGCTCTACAGGGTCAGCGGTTCGACTGATTTCCTGATTGCTTGCGAATTAACGGCAGCAGGAAACGCGACCATCGACGATCTCACGGTCGGCGCGGCCTACGTTTTCGCGATCCGCGCTTTGTCGTTTAGCAATGTGCGCAGCACGGTCTCGTCCACTTTGTCGAGGACTGCGCCGAGCAACACGACGCTACCAACGACTCCGAGCGGCGGATCAATTTCAAACAAGGCCGCAACCATTTTAACTTTTAGCGGCAGTGATACTTTCTTTGGAGCTCGCGTTCAATGGAGCCCGAGCCCTGACAAGGATTTTGCTTATTTCGATATCAAGGTCACATCAGACAACGACAGTTCATCCGTGAATTATGTTTGGTCGCCAGAAGGCGCAACGGCAGGCATCTACGTTACGCAGGAGCCTCTTGTCGATTATTACAGAGTCAACCTGATCAACGGATTTGTTTTTGTTCGCGCATTTAATCGCAGTGGAACTGCTTCGGAATATTACGCGATTGGAAATTTAATTGACGCAGCAACGTATCTTGCTGGCGACATGGCATTGCAAAATAAAAGCGCCGTCGCAATCAGCGGCGGCACCGTCACCGGCATCACCGATATTGCGCTCGCTGACGGCGGCACCGGCGCGAGCACGGCGGCAAACGCGCGCATCAACTTGCTTCCGGCCTACGCGGGCAACGGGCTGAAAACCCTCGCGCTCAACAGCGGTGCGACCGATGTCGAGTGGAGCGCGGCGGGGACAGGCACGGTCACGTCGGTCGCGCTTTCTGGCGGAACGACAGGGCTGACCTTCAGCGGCTCGCCGGTTACGACTTCGGGCACGATCACGGTCGCTGGCACGCTTGCTCTTGCGAATGGCGGAACGGGCGCGACGACCGACAGCGGCGCGCGCACGGCGCTTGGACTGGGCACAATCGCGACCCAAGCCGCTTCCTCCGTGGCGATCACCGGTGGAACAATGCAGTCTGTTGCGATCAAGACCGTGTCACTCAAGCTCGGTGCTGTTGCGGACCTCAATGTGCAGCAACACAAGGCGCTGCGCGCGTTTGAATATGATACGCCATTCACGGGAGGTTCCCCCACTGACATAATTTATATCGACATCGACGATTATGGATTTTCCGCTGCACCAAAATGGGGATTAGGTGCCGTCTACGACACCGGAATTGGCCTTGTCTACAACAAGGGCGCATCGACGATAACGGTAGCAGCATTTACGGTCTACACCTACAACGGGTCGAACCTGCCGCTTACAACTAGTCGGCAAATGTATTATCTGGTCGGCGAGTATTAACTTTTATCCTACTTCGACGCATGACGTATCCGCCGAAGGAATACATGACCGGATACAAGTAACGCCCGCGAAATTACGCCTTGCCACCGCTGCGGATTTTGCTCTCCTCGAAGCACCATGCGGCGGTGAGGGCTGAGGCTAACCGCAAGCCCGCGAGAGGATTTACCTCTGCGCGGGCTTTCTTTTGCCCAGATTCCGAATCCGTCGCCAACATTTGATTCGTTTTAAGTAGCGAAACTGCAACGGCTTAGGGAAGCAGCAGGACAAAATACGCATTTGAGCTTTACGCAGGCGGGGCGATCGGATTGATTTTGCACGTCGGAGGGAATTAACCCCGAGACGAAAAACAAAAAAACAAAATGAAAACGATCACCTCCCTAGTCCAAGTCAAAGAAATCGCCAGCGCCATGTTCTCAAGCGACTCAGCAATTCTTTCGGTGAACATCGAAACGTCTTTCGGATTGGTCACAGCGTTTCGGGATGGATCGGTCAGGCTCGCCGAGTGATCAAAACCACTCCCGCAAACCACCCCGCTACCTCTTCGGAGGCGCGGGGTTTTCCGGTGCCAGACCGGAGGGAAATAACCCCGAGGCTCGCAACACAACATGACAATCCAATCCGCTCTCACAAACGCTCTGGTCCTCGCGCTCCTCGCGCCCGACCAAGCTCGCGCCGACCGCGCAATCGCTCTCGCCGAAAGCATCGGCGCAGGCTGCACCGCAAAGCAGATCGCCACCGCAAAGCGCAACGCCTCCAGGCTCGCCGCAAAATGAAACGCATCGCACTCCTACTCGCGCTCGCAGTCACCGCTCAAGCGGCGCCGCCTGACTCATTCTTCCGCGCGCTCCACATCGTCGAGACGAGCGGGCGCACGGGCGCAATCCTCGGCGATGGCGGCAAGGCTTTGGGGCCGCTTCAGATTCACAAGGCGTATCACTCCGACGCTCGCATCGGCGGGGACTACTCTCGCTGCGCCGAACTCGACTACTCGCGCCGCGTCGTGACCGCCTACCTTCAACGCTACGCTCCCGCAGCGTGGGCAGCGGGCGATGTGAAGACCCTCGCCCGCGTGCACAACGGCGGAGTGCGTGGGGCTAGCAAGCAGGCGACCGTGGCCTACGGCGACAAGGTGGCACGGCTCACCAAATAATTTCGGCGCCACCCGATTGCCAAGGCCAACGACGGCGCTCGTGCCGGTGCGAAAATACGCGAGCAAACTCAGCAACACAACACACACAGGACTAAAATGGAAAACGACGACGACAACGAAATGCTCTGGGCCGCGCAAGACCTGCGCACGCTCACGAGCTGCAAGGCCGAGATTACGATCTCGCGACGGGTGACGATCAAAGTGGGCGCGATCAAAGAAGGCTGGGACTATTCGATCACCTTCGGGGACATCCTCAACCGAGGTCCGTGGAAGTGGGAGTGCGCGCAGGCCGAGACGCTGGAAGCCGTGGTTGAAATGACCAAGGCGCAAATCACCGCACAAGGCGACGAGCGCGCCCGCGAGTTCATCCAGCTTCAGGACGCCGCTGCAAAGCTCGGGCTCAAGCTCGTGGAGGCCGGAGCATGAGCCGACCAACATCGCCGCACGCTCCCCTCGTTGTCCAGCGAGTGCTCGAAGGAGTCTCGACGAAGGAAATCGCGTTCGAAGTCGGGATGACTCCCGGCGCAGTCTCGAAAATTATCAGCAACACGAAAATGCGGAAGGAGTACGTCACCGTCTCCGAGTACGCTGAAGTACTCAAAAAACGAAAGGCCACACCATGACCCTCGATCTCATCCACGCGGAGCTCGTCCGCATCCGCGAAGCTCTCGAAGCTCGCCCATACGCTGCCGGCGCACCGACCCACAAGGCCGTTGCGACGCAGCCCAAAACCGACGAGGTGCCGATGCCGTCGGAGATCATCGCCAACGCTGGCGAGGTCCAAGTGCACTTCGGAAAAAACAAGGGCGTGGCGCTCTCCAGTCTCGGCGATCGCTCGGTCGCTTGGTATGCGCAGGAACCCGAGCCGCGTCTTCGTAACGACGGGACGCCGTTCCCGCCGCGCGCTGAGGATGTGCTGCTGCGCAACGCGGCACGCACGATCATTCATCAGAAGCGCGGGACTCTTCCCGCTGTTAGCGCACCCAAGCCAATTCCCGCGGACTCCGAAGTCACGACCATCATGAGCGTCGGCGACGAGTCCGTGCCGTTCTAAAATCAAAGCCCGCCGCGGAAACACAACCGCGGCGGGCGAGCAACGAACACAACAACAATAGTCAGCGAAACGTAAAATATGAACACATCAGAAACACAGTCAGTCACATCAACCGCCGTAGTCGAGACGCCCAAGAGCGTCACGACTCCAGCCCAAATCAAATCGCCGATCAACTTCGGCGCGCAAGGCGTGAAGCTCGCGAGCCTCGAGGACGCGTTCCGATTCGCGAACGCCATCGTCGCCAGCGGCTTCGCGCCGCGAGGGATGGAGAAGCCGGAGTCGGTCCTGGTGGCGATTCAACTCGGCGCCGAGCTCGGGCTCACACCGATGGCCGCGCTCCAGAACACCGCCGTGATCAACGGCCGACCTGCGATCTACGGCGACGCGGCGCTGGCTCTGGTTCGCGCTTCCGGTCTCCTCGAATCCTTCAACGAGGAAGAAGTTGGCGAGGCCGGCAAGGACTCGTTCGGTATCAAGGTTACCGCTACGCGCCGCGACGGCTCGAAGGGCTCGGAGACGTTCACGATCG